CTCCGCACCCGCCGCAGGGACGAAAACACCCGGCACAGCCTTTGCAAACGTGACTGTGGGGGTAGCTGGACCCTCCCAGGGGAAATCGGGGTTGCCGGGCGTGCCGTCCAACCTTTGCAGCGTGATAGTGCGCCCGTACTTCGCAATCAGCTTGCGCGAAGTCGCAGCGAGCTTTTCGTAGAAGGTCACGCGCGCACCAACCCCGAAGACTGTTGCAGCAAGGGGCGCAGCAGAGCGTCGGCCATCGGGTAGGGGGGAAACGGATTCACTTGAGAACCCGGTCCAGATGTATCATAGACCGTATTCGTTTCGATCGGCCCGACCTTTTCCATTACTTGATGGACAAGGCGACCAGTTTCATCCGTAACAGGATCAGGAGCGAGCGTTTTCGCGGCAAGCAGACGCAGCGCATATTCTGCGCATGCCTTTTTCAGGTTCACAGGAACTTGGTCTGTGGGAAAAGTCGGATCTGGGACGTAAGTCACAAAACCGTACCTGAAAGGTTGAGACGCGGGAATGCTCTTACGAGGCCATCCCAACGCTTGAGTGCTCGGAAACTCTTGAGTGCCGATCCACCGATAGCCGAAACGGCGTTCGATGTAATCAGTTGCTTTGATCAGGGCAGGCATCTTGGCATCCGCTTCGTCAGCGTTTTCCCATGTGATGTTGCCACGGTCAGCGAAGTAGCTGTCAGCGAACGCGATGTCGCAATAGGAAGTCGCATTCGCGAGTCCTGTGCCGTCTTCGACAACGAATGCCATGATTAGCCTTGTGCGATCAGGAACAGATGACCCAAACCTCTGCGTACGAACAGCTTCACCGTACCGGGCGCACCAGCGTGTTTGACCATACGAGTTGCGCGGTACATGTAGCCGATGTGGTAAGGGTCGTTGGCCACACGCGCAGGTGAACCCATCGCGCGTGTTCCTTCAGGTCCCACTGCGTCTACTAGCAGCGTTGTTACTGCCAGGACACTCGTCGTACTGACGTAAAGGTCTGCACCTGCAGGGAGAGAAACGCCCGAGACCAGATTACCTGGAACAGCAATCAACGCTTTGAACTTGTAGAAGTCCTGACGTGCTTGCCGAACACAGCAATCAGAAGCGCGCTTGCTTCCAGAGGCTCGGGCGTATTCAGCCATTTAGCCCCCGTTAGCGGCGCGTGTCTTGCGGCCTTGAATCACGCTGTTGGCGATCGCCGTTTCGATCGGGGGCTTCTGCGGGATCAAGTCCTTGATGTTGATGTTCGAGTCGCGCAGCCGTTGCAACTGTTCGCCGCGCCTGCGGCGCAGGATTTCTTGTTGCTTCAGGTGACGCGTCATCGCTTTGGAGAACGAATCGTGTTCAGTGCTTGCCGCGCCCGCTTCGATGAGGCGGTCGACTTCCGCCGAAGCTTCTCGGCATGCCTGATCCGCTTGATGTTTTGCCGACGTTGCCTGCTCCAGTCGCACTCGAGCTCGGGAGAGTTGCGTCTCGAGGTCCTGTCCTTCGAATTCCGATTCGGATTCCGTAACGGAATCCCCGGCGCCTTGAAGGGTGTCGGCGGACGCATCCTGATTCTCCTGGGGGACGATCGGAGTCGGCTTGACCACACCTTGATCGACAGGATCCAGGGATGGGTTGGAACGCGAGAAGTTCGGAGCCGTCTTCGTGACGTCTTCACGCTTCAAGCCGAAGCTGCCTGCGAGGAGCCTCAAGGCTTCGATCTTGGGTTGGCCGTCGGCCGTCCAATGATCATCGTTGGTGACGTCCAGCTTGAGAAGGGCGGCTGCGATCTGCTCGGTCATGAAATGCTCCAGAAATGGGAGGAAGGCCCGAAGGCCTTCCTTGGTTTAGTCGTCGCCGAGGACGATGTACGAGATGACAACGAGCCCGGAGACTGTCACCGGCGTCGTGCCGGAGATCGACGCATCATCGATCGTCATGTTGAGGAAGACGGCCAACGTCTTGTCGGTGTTGTCGATCATGAACGGCGTCGCATTGACCAGACGTGTCGGCGGCGAGACGGAAGCCGTAGCAGCAGCGATCGCTCCAACAGGAACGATGTTCTGCATGGTCGAAGCGAGAACAGCAGCCGAAGCGACAGCGGTGCCGAGGCCGTATGTGCCGGTGAACGCGGCGATGGTGTTGGCACCAGCCGTGAAGATCAGGTTGTCACCGACAGCACCCAGGAACAGGATGTTCCCTTCGGGCAAGCCGTGGATCGCAGCACCACCGAAACCGTTGCCTGTTGCGCCAACGATGCTCAGTGGAAGGTTGTTCAGCTGAATCGTTGCTTTGCGAATCGGCGAACGGACCTTCGGACTCCGTGCGAGGGAGCGATTCAATCCTTTGGTCATAAGACCTCCTAGATGATGAGTTCAGAAAGAAGGCGGCCGAAGCCGCCTTCAGTTTGATCAGCTTTCGCGGGTGACGAGGCGAGCGATCTTGATCTGCTTGCGCTCGGTGAACACACGCTGCCAGGAGGCTGCCGCGGCCAGGTTGTTGGTCGTGGCGGCATTCGACGGGCCGCCGATCGGCGCAGTGCCGACGTAGGCGTGACCGGCGGGGTGCAGGCACCACTCGACGCGGTTCCAGAGCACTTCTTGACCGCCGCCGTTGCCGGCGCCCGGGATGCGCAGCGTCTCGACCGGCACCTTGGGCGAACCCATGCCCATGCGGATCGCGCCCGCGCCGAACAGCCAGCTCTGGAACACGCCACCGGCATTGGGCATGCCGTCGTCGACGATCAGCGCGCGGCCGAGGAACGTCGGGATCTTCACGGCCATCTCGTTGGACGAGTCGATGACGAAGTCGATCAGGTTGTTCTTCAGCATGCGCGCGTAGACGATCGAGTGCACGAAGATCATGCCCAGGCCGTCCATGCTGTCGCCCATCGTCAGCGTAGCGTCGATGAATGCTTCGGCCGAGAAGTTGGTCACACCGTCGGCGAACGAGCTGCCGGAGATGTCGACGGTCATGTCGTTCTGCACGCCCGTGCCACCCGGAGTGGCGCTCGCGTTGTTCGCGAAGATCCCGGTCATGACGGCGATGAACGCGATCTGCGCGCGGCGCACCCAGTAGTCGGCGACACGCGAAGCGATCGCCTGGGCCGGGTCGCTGCCCGCGAGTGCGGACGTCAGGTCGGCAGTGCCCCAGCTGTTGTTCCGGCTCAGGCGAACGGCGATTTCCTGCGCGGTGCCGATCTTGTTCGGGGTCGAAGTACCGGTCACGTCCGAAGAGACGTTTTCGGCGTCTGTCGTGTCCAGGTCTTTCCAGCTCGGCGAGTTGACGGTGATGCCGCCGCCCGCGAGGAAACTGTCGAGGAATGCATCACGTGCGATCGCGCCGGACTGGATCAGTCGGCTCTTGATCTGGGTGAGCTGCTGGACGTAGGGCCCGAAGATTTGCGGGACGATGACGTCGGATACGGCGGTGGTGCCAGCGGACATGTGAAACCTCTTTGGTGGTTCAAGTTGACTAGACTCGAAGCTCACCCCATGGCTCGCTTGCGACAGTGGATTGCGACATGGTCCTTACCTGTCGCGTGGTCTTGACTATAAGACCATCCACTGTCTGATCACAAGGTGATCAAGCCGCTTATTTCTTCGGCGTAGGGCGCATGCCGCCAATCGTGGTTCCGGCAGCGAGTGCGAGACGTTCGGCCTTCTTCGGATCGGTATTCACCAGGCGACCCTGCTCGGTCATGTTCCAGCCAGTTGCGCTGAAAGGGTTCGCTCCCGTGTCGCCGCCAGGGCCGCCGCCGTTGCCGCGCGAACCTGCACCGCCAGACGGACCCCACCAGTGAGGGCGCTTGACTTGCATGTCGACAAGCCACGACTTGACGTCGAGACCAGGCGTGAAGCCGACGTTGTCCTTGACGCTGACCACACCGTCCTCGGTCACGTTCATCACGCGCTCGGCGTACATGATCGCATCTTCGACTGCCGTGGGTTCCATCTTCAGGGTAACCGCAGCCGAACGAACTTCGTCGCCGATGTTGCGTTGGCGCTTCTCGGTCACGAAGGCGCCGATTTGTTCCTTCAGCGTCAGGTTTTCAGCCTTGACGGTTCCCAGCTCGCGCTCGACCGGAGCCAGCTTGCCCTTCAGTCGACCTTCGACGAGCTCTTCGATCTTCTTGTCGTCGATCTTGCCGCCGTGTGCAGCTTCGAGTTCAGCGACACGCGCCAGCGTTGCTGTGATCTCTTCGTGGTTCATGCCTTCGAAGGGCTTCAGCAGTCCGTACTTCTTTTCGAAGTCTGTCGCCTTGACACGCAACGCAGCGTTCTCCGACTTCAGCACCTTGACGGGCGGGAGCGGGTCGATCGAGCCTTCGATCGCAAGGACGAATTCCTTCTTCTGCGTCTTCGGATCCGTCTGTTCAACGTAGTGTTCGCGCAGCGTTTCGTCGACGTCGTCCAGGGACGCGATGACTGTCTTCATGACCATTTCTATTCTCCGTTGTGTCGCCCGTGCGACGTTGTATCAGGCACCATTGCCTAATTCTTGATGTACTTCAGCGGATCCAGACCCGCCTTCTCAAATGCTCCGGGGTACTTCCCGGCAAGTTGCGACAGCGTCAATTCACTGCCTGAAACGCTCACATACTTATCAAGCGTCAATCCACCGTCTCGAAAGAGTTTGCCTTTTGCCTGGCCAAGGACTTCGTCTTGGAATGCAGGCTTCTGAGCAGTCAGCCATTCCTGGTAAGACGTGCTCGCAGGGACTCGGCCCGTGAGCGATGCCACGTAGTCCCTTTCATACTTGTCAAACGCGCTCTTCGTGCCATAAGGAAGTGCATCGCGTGAGTCGATTTGATCCAGTCCATTCTCCTCCGCATATGCATCAAGTGCGCCTTTACGAGTTGATGCCTTTGCAGGTCGCATTCCGAGCACGGGCCCATCGAAAGCAGCAACTCGAATTGATCGGCAGCCAAAGTGGAGAGGAGGTTGCGGGCCCTGGCCGACCAAGAATTGTTTTCCATCAAGCGCACGACAGATAGCTGTAGTGCGCGCATCCAACGTAGCGACAAAAAGTTCGGCGTCGATGACGTCGGAATTATCATTGAAGAACTCCTCGCGTGCATTAGATGCAATTGCTTGCACGATTGTGCGCGTAATCGCTTCCACTTGGCGGCGAGTGATCTCGGTCATACCGTCTGCACCGCCCAGCTTGGTGGTTCCCAGTACAGAACGTGCGATTACGTCGGAAGCATCCCCGGAGATCATACCTTTGGTGACAGCAGCATTGATACGCCGGAGATCGTCCGTCGCCATCTGAGTCATCCATTTCGTAAGCGTATTTCCCTCGATATCCTGTGTGGCCACATTGCTTGCAAGGTCAGCGGCTGCGGGCAACTGCAAGTCAAGGACAACAGGAGATGCTTCAGAATAGATTCCATTCGCAAACACAGGCTCAGCCTGTGCAAGCTGCTTCATTTGATCAAAGAGCCAGTTCTCGGAAGCTCTCCACGCATTCTGTCGAATTTCCGCGACTTGTCCCAACAGCCTGCGCATACGCACAACATCACTTGGCGTGTTAAGACCTGTTGCAGTTCTGAGCTTGTCACGGATCTTAGCCGCGATATCCTGCTCAGTAGCGTCGAGTATCCCTGTGATGTAGTTACGCACCTGCGCACTGAAGCGCAACAGATAAATCTGATGCCGAATCAGTGCGTCTCGAACCTGCTCGTTTGCAGTGTCCAGCGTAGCTGTAGCCATAGAAGTATGAGCGCAGCTGGTTTACTTGCTTGCCGGGGCTGGCGCGGGGTTTGCTGCGGGTGCTGCAGGGGGAGCGCCAGGGACTTTGGGGTCTGACGGGAGTCCTGTACCAGGAACCAGCAGTACAGGAGCGACATTCGGGCGTCCCGCATCCTCTTCCGCAATGAGCCCCATTTCGTCTTCGTAGGACATCTGCGTCAGATTTCGGTCCACCATGATCCCATGGATCGATTCCCAGCTGATCGGTGCACCCATCGTGCGAGCAGTAGCAAGGTCGACCATTTGCTTGCCATCGACTTGGAAGTCAGTGAATTCGAGATTCGGAGTAACCTTGACCTTGTCCGGATCTTCACCGAGCCATTGTGCAATGACCTTGAGAGTCTTCTCGAGCCCTGCTGCGCCAGCTAGAGCAATACTGGTCAGTGTGGCAGTCTGAGCGGCCATACGGATGCGCAGTGCATCTCCAGACTCACGTCCTGTCATGCCGCCCTTACCAGCAGCAAGAATCGAAGACTTGTTGGCAGCACGCAGCTTATCGTTTTCGAGTGCAAGCCGCACTTCAGGCAAGCCTGTAGAACCTACCCCGATGTACTTGGCATCTCCGCCATTGTTTAGATTAATGGATGCTCCTGCACCCACACGAACAGGAGGCGCACCTTCAGCCGTGGATAGATCGCCGTTGATGATGACAAGCGTATCTTGTCCTTGCAAGAAAAGCTGATTGCGATAGTCAGCTTCACCGCGGTAGATTGTCATCGACAGATTCGCCAGACCGAGCAACGGAGGTACATCAGGATTCGAAACAACGTCCTTGCTATTGATCATGACGAACGGGATCTCGTCGAGCGTCTGCCCGCGCAAGACCGGTGTGGTCATCTTGTCAGGGGTCGCGTCGATAGATCCGTTCTGCACATAGTACACACCGTTATTGTATGTGCGTAGAGCGCTCTCGACTTCCATTTCTTCTTCGAGACGGTCGTCGACGCCAACGTCTTCAGCGCCTTCTTCACCTTCGAGCGGTTGCGTCAGTTCACCCAGTTCGAGCAGACGGTATTTTTCGACCATCTTCCAAACGAAGTTTTCTTGACGCTCGAAACTTGATTCGTTCAGGATGACCATGTCGAGGACGTTCTTTCCCTCGTCATCGTTGCTGTCATCCCAGTTAATGATCGATTCCGCAATGTAGAGGCTGATATAGGGCATCGGCTTCGACGGATCGGGTTTGAACGGCAAGTCTGCAAGCAGACCCAAACGTCCAGTCAGCAGTTGCTCTTCGTTGATACGACGAAGTAGAGTAACCAGGCTTTCTCCGTTGATCGTAGCTTTTTCGATCAACGATTTCATCCCCGGGGGAAGTTCGAACTTTGCCGGGTTCTGATGAAGCATACCCATGTAGGACTTCACTGCGTCCGTCACATAGTCGAAGAAGACTGCCCGTTCTTTGTATGCCTCGTAATTCTGAGCTCCCACCTGGCCTACCCCCATGCCGTCGAGAATCTGCCCGGGGGTAGGCTTCAGATACAAAACGCCTTCGTGCTTGACTGTACGCTCGCCCGCGTAGCAATGACGCATCAACTGCCAATCCTGGCGGAAAGCATCGTACAGCGGGTGTGTCGAATTGAGTGCCATCACGTACCTTTCGTTTTGCCAGAAGTCGCTTGAGTCGCCTTCGACAGAATTTCGTAGCGAACTTCATCGCCGATGTGGTCTTCTGCATCTGTATCAACATCGTCCGGATCTTCTTCGCTTCGAGGCAAGATCGGAAATAGGTCAATAAACATGACGCAGGTATTAAAGACGAACATTCCCGGTCGTTCACGCGGGACTCGAATCTTCTTCCCATTCGTATCTTGCACGTATTGTGGCAGACCGTCCTGTAGATACTTACGAATTTTTTCCCATCCTGCTTTACGGGAGCCGCTAGACTTATCCGATCGAATCCAGCTCACTCCGGAGTAAACACTACCTTTGACTGTTACGGACTTAGCCATGTCAACGGCAATACTGTTGCCGTTTTCTGTATCCCAGATCGAGTTATCTGCAGGACCGGGTTTCACACGACCATACAAACCCATGGCGAGCTCGCGCTCCACAATGCCCGCTGCAATCTTATGCGCGAGCATATTCAACCCTTGGTTTGCCTTACCGCTCCAACCATACCATTCAGCGATACGGAAAGTATCACCTTTGACCGTACTGCGCCAAGTACCATCCGGCATCCTTACATCACTGCCATCGCTCTCCGCCCACCAGCCAACGCTGAAAGGTTTGCTTGAACCCCAGTCAAACGAACGGTCGATCTTCCAGCTATGTGGGATCTGGAAAGGCTTGAGAACATGATGGTGACTATCCCAGTCAGCATCGAACATACCGCCGGCTACGATATCCCAATCCCCTTGCAGCCAAGCACGACGCTTGTTCACGTCAGTGATCGATTCTAGCTCAGCAATATACTCTGGAGAAAGATAAATGTTTTCTTTGTACGATCCAAACAGATGTACTTGAGTCTTAATGACGTCTTCGCGCTGCTGTGTTTTGGGATTGAAGACGTTAACCACACGCTTCTGGATCTGTCCCATTGGCGCAACATTGATGAAACGCTTCTTCACCCAGTTGTGGCCCACTCCGTGCGGGTTGCATGTTGCAAACACCTCTAGCGGAATCTCAGGCAGCAGACGCTCTCCCCGGACGTTTCCATCCTCATCGTATTCCACGACAGGAAAGTCTTCAGGTCGAAACGAACTCCGATTACAAGACATCATTGCATCAAACAATGTATCTGTCGGAAACTTAGTTAGTTCGTTCCAGCCAATGAAAGGAAACTCTTGTCCGTGATAACCCCAGTAATCCGTGTCGCGCTTGACAGCGCGGAACAGCAGTTCTTCGCCTGTAGGCCAGACCCAGCGATAGTCAGACTTCGAACTCAGAAAACGGGGCTTGTCCTTCGGGCCGGAACCTGGTTCATTGATCTCAGGAAACCAGCGCATCGACTTGGAGACTAAGTCGTCCAAGTTCTTATATTCTCGGTCAAAGATGATGCCGCGCCAATGACGACCATAACCCTGCCCGACATTACGTCGGAAACGGATCAATTGACTGTCAGTCTTACCCGGCCCTCGTGTACCGTGGTAAACGATGATGTGTGCGGGGCAGCTGAGCGCAAGCGTCTGACTACCCGGCAGGGGGCGCCAGGCAGTCTTAGTGTCGAGCATCGCTCACAAGCTTTTCTTGACTCGACTTCGCTACGGCTTCCCAGTCGTTCACGCTAGCGATCGCAGGCACCATCAACACGCCACCCTTGTGCGTGTGTGTGAGTCGAGTTTCTGTAGGCTTGTCCATACCAAGGATCGCAGCCATCTTCGATGCAGCTTGTACGCGTGCAGCGCCGCTCGTGTGCGGGTTGTGCATTTCCTTACGCAGGATTGCGCGAACAGTTTCCTTGTCGAACTGTTCCATCTTCTTTTCATCGACCTTCATGTGCTTCACGATCTCGATGCGCTGACGCACGTATGCTTCAGCCATGAACTTGATCGCGTAGTCCTTTGCGAAGGCTACTTGAAAGCCGACACGCTGGGCCGCAGCCACTTCGTCGAAATCGATCAGGTATTGATCGACGAACGCATTACGCAAATCCTTCTCGCGTTGCGTGAGTTCGACATCCATTGCGGCCCATGCCCATTGGTCTCTGTCGATGTCGTCGGGATCGATTGTTGAGGACATGCCTCACTCCGGATGATATGTATCAGACCATTCTGACACAAGTTGATCGGAGTATAGACTAAGAGCAGGGTATCAACGTTACTTAGATAACCCTGCTCTTATCTTATTTCGTATTCACCTTCACAGATGAAACGATATATTGCTTGTGCTTCTTCTCCGGGCAACCGAAGATAAAGCAGAGCAATTTATGGAGCCAGCGAAGCCAGCTCATGATGTTCAGCCGATAGTGACCGTCACCGACGCAGCCACGAATTGCTTGTTGTCGACGACGACCGGGCTGTAGCTGTAGGAAACAGCATCGCCGAGATTGACGCTGTTCTGATCGAGAGTCTGCACGGAGCCTGTGATCGGACCGAACGGAACACCGTCACTGTCTTCGAAGACGACAGGCAACGTCAGCTTGTCACCGTCGACCGTTCCCAGTGTCGAGAAATCGGAAGCCGAGATGACCTTGCTGTGCGCGTTGCCGTTGGTGTCGGTGACATTGACCGAAATGGCACCTGTGGTCAGACCTGCGGAAACGGACGTCAGCGCAAGCACGATCGAAAAATTGATCTTCATGAGAACTCCTGAAACAGTGGAAGTGGACAACCACTGTAACTGGGATCAGACGATCAATTGGTGACCTTCAGTGCCCATTCAGCAAGTCGATTATGGCGAAGGCGACAGTCGGTCGCCAATGCGGTATTGTTCTCCAGAATGGGTTTCCATTCGCGGAGGGTCGCCGATGCTTCCGGGTACGGCACTGGGGCTGGGCATTCCTGCGTCAGGTCCGCTTGCGGCGGCGCTGGCTTCACCTGCACGGGCGATGGCGTTGAGGCGCACGCCAAGAGCAGCAGGCACAACAGGATCACCAGCAGAAGTTTGAAGTAACGCATCGAGTTTCCGATCAGGTGTATTGACCACATGCTGTACCTTGGCACGGTCTTGTTCGTACAGCACGCCTGCATGGGCGGATTCGCGCTGGCTTTCCTGCTGAGCTGCGATTGCTTGTGCATCTGCGACAGCTTGCTTTTCTAACCAGGCAGCACGCTCGACCTTGGTCGCCCAGTGTGCACTGAAGTACGCTGTTCCAGCGATCACCAGAGCCGCAAGTGCGATGCGGATCCAAAGCAGATAGGGCTGGAGTGCGCCGAACATCACGGTCCTACGATGTCGATTGACACGCTTTGCGCAGCAGACTTCGCAGCCGTGATTTTGTCGAACAGCGGATTGAACGCGAGCACGCTTCGGCCAACACCCATCGGAAGTCGATCCAGACCGGGGAGCACGCAGCCCTCGGTGTCAGCAGGCTTATTGCCTGGATGGATGCGAACACCGCTATAGTTCGGAACGCCGAGCAGTAGCGGAAGCATGCGATTGAAGTGATCGCTGTGGTTGATGATGATGTCGTACGAACCGCGCGGGATCGCCGTTTCACCGAACACCTTTGGACCCGTCAAACGTTCTTCATCTTCGCAGGTGAAGCAATACATCCTTCCGTCGATGTACAGTGCGCCGATTGTGCACCCCTTGCTGAGCTGGATACGCTTGAGGGTGAGTTTCATGATTATTTCCGATTCACTGACTTCTCGATGATTCGATCCAGCTTGTCGTCTATGTGTTCGAGTTGCTTTGCCAACTTCTCGACAGAATCCTTGACCTGCTCGTCCTGCTTTTGATCTTTTTCGTGTTGTGCAGAGAGCTGAATGACGGATATGTTTTCGAGAGCTGCGATGCGTGCATCCAGTTTCGATATGAACCACAACCCTGAACACATCTGAACGATGAGAACTCCGAGAATGGAAATCGGAACCCTCTTATCAAGATGCCAATGGTTGTCTGAGACGCGTCTTTCGACTGGAGTAGCCATCATTCACCTACGTTAATCGATACGGGAATATAACCCAGATCAATTAGCGCGGTTTGTAAGTCACGCAGCCGTTGCGTTTAACAGTTTCTGTAGAGTGATCGCACAACAGAGATTATCAAAATGAGCATCCATATATGCATGCAAGCACTCCCGTGCCAGGCACATTGCAGGACCGTCATTCAGTTCTATTGCTTGTTGAAAGAATAGAAAGGTATTTCTACGCTCAAGCTCAATTCGATCCGCTTCATCGGAACATTGCTTAATGTGTTCAATGATTTGGTTGAGTGTCATCAGATCCGCGGCAATTCGCCTGCGACCATCTTGTAATAGACCCATTGATAGAACCAGATACGAAATGCATCTTCTTCCATCTGAATACGTGTAGGCTGCGAATATCGCCCGGGTAGGTACAGAGCCCCCATCGTAACCACACGCCATGGAGTGTTGTTCTGCCTATAAATCAGGACTGGGAGTTCACCGTTACGTCTGGCTTGCTCTTCGCACTGCTTCCACCAAGTATTGATGCTCAGCTGCTCTTGCCTTTTGACTTCGACTGCAATGCCGAAAACACCGTTGAGATCGCATCCACCAACAGCAGACTGGTTCTGATTGCGCTGAATGCACATGCGCGCAGCTTCGACATGCTCACTGGGCCATTCCTGGCTACTGATCACCTGGTTGATGACACTGTTCAGCAGTTGGACAACTTCGCGTTCACCGCGGCCGCCCTTAGACTTCGACATCGCTCCGCCCACGCTTAGCCTCCGAACGTTGCGTTCGCCCAGGAAGTCGTGTCAACTTCACCTAAGCCTGTTTCGTTGGGGATACGTTGCTGAGATCCATCCGAGCTATGGCGAACGCGAACTGTTCGCAGTCGTGAGAATGTTGCACCCTCGTGGTGAGTAACTTCAGCATCGACACAGAATTCGCAGCGCGAACCTATGCGGGGGAACATGCTGGAAAGGCAGCGGGGGCATTGCGAAGTCATAGGGGCCTAGGAGGGACGGCAAACGCGTTTGCCGCGTGTTTAACCGTGTGG